GCCAGTGTAACGCGCGTGTTGTAAAACCCATCTTTTTGCATATCGATTCAAAAACGGATGATTCCATCCGTATGGAATTTGAGCTACGACAGTACCAGCTGGCATATCTGCACTAACCTCTATTTCAGTATCAGCATCCAAGAATTGTTCGTAAGACAAGTCCTTCAAATCAAACTGAATAGCACCAACAGTTGACATGTCTGGTGCACCAATAGGGTTCAATGTATGTTGTTCTTGTCCCATAATCGCGGCTTGTATGTCCTCTCCTGAAGAAGTCATAGCTGGAATTACTCCAGTTGGTTGCGGGTTTGGATTACCAGGAAGCGAACCTTCACCTTGGAAACGACTAGCTTGATTCATCGTTGCTGGTTCAATCGGGGTGTCTGCATTAGCTTGATTTGTTGATCCGATGGTAATTGAAAAGTCATTATCCTTTATGCCAAAATGGTCTCTAAACATCTTATTGACGGCTTCCATATCATGAACAGTTAGTTCTCTTTGAGCTGATCCAATTCGTACTGAACCAATGCTCGTACGTGCTCCATCGATAGTTGCTTTTAAATTAGAACAAGCTGTTCTTTTAGCATCTTGTTTAGTTTTGCCATGTCCAGTCGCTTTGTATTGATTCTTATGATGTTTTAAAAGAATTTCTACATCCCATTCGGTCTTACCATCCATAGAATATGTGTAGATAGGAACTTCAAGTCTTTGACTTTGGACATATTCATTAAGCCACATATCTGCCATTTTATTGAATTTTTGTTTTTGTAATAAACTCTGAGGAGAAAAATCAGAAGCGTTTGATTCAATTGATTGAGTTAAGAGGCCCCCAACTGCCTGTAAAGTTGGATGTTTTGTGTCATTTAAGACATAACCAATAAAATAATCTATATAGCATTTATGAGGATAGAGGTCAATTACGAGGTTGTAATGATTAGCAAGAGCTATTGCACCTTTTGATATCTGTTCAAAGTATTCCTTTCCATGTAGAGAAGCTTCAAATAAAGCTATATTAATGTTCATTGCTACCTGATCTTTACTTTCAGAAGCTAAATAGAACAAGCATGATGTTATTGATGATGTTTTCAAACATGGAGCATAAATATTAGGACGTATCATTTTGTAAATTCGTGAGCAGAAAGATACTTCTCCGTCTGTTTTAGGCTTCGTCAATATAAGATTGAATAAAGCTGCATCTTTTGCTAAGTCATCAAAAGTCATATTTAACCGGTATGATATTTTCCTGATACAGTCATCACCAAGTATTTTTTGACAGAAGTTATTTTCAAAATCTTTTAAACTTGGCATGATATTATATGTTTCCTTCCATTTTCTAGTAAATGTGTACCAATTTACAAAATGAACAGCATAGCAATTGATCATGGTTGTTACATATGATCCAGACTCATTACCACAATCGACTGGGTATATGTGCCCATTCAAACTATGGTAAGTGTATGTTAAAGTCTTACTAAGTGCTGTTTCTATAT